ACATCATCGTTACCTACAGAACCTGAACGTTTAACCATAAATCCGTAATTTGGAATAGTACCATCAAGCCATTTATTAACAATGTTAGTAACATCCATTCTCATATCAAGCTCAGTATCAGTATGAATAAAACTTTGAACTCCTAAATACTCAGTTTTCCAACTACCACCTGTATCTTTCGTACTACCTACCCAAAAAGTTTTTTCTGTATCGTTATCTCTATACGCCCAACTCGCACCATCAGTTACAGAAGGGCTTGATAAAAATTTACCACGACCCATTGTCCAACTTGCACTAACAGGATATGCATATAAACTTTGACTTGTTGTAAGTCCTATACTACCCGCATCATATAAATTTAGATAATATTTAGCACTCGCAGTTACATTCGCATCTACTACACTTTGACTAATACTACTTAAATCAAAGTTTACTAAAACTCGTGAAACATCTACATTAATACCTGAGTCATCAACACCTTTTCTAACTTCAAGTATTTCATCGAGTCCTGTGTTCATACTTTCACTTGCTTCGTTGCGTAAGAAAATATATGCATAATTTACTCCTTAATATCCCGCACCACTTGAAGAGTCACCTATTACGTTACCTTCAATGTCAAGATTTGGAAATTTTAATTCAAATATACTTGGGTCTAAAGACGGATAAACTACACCATCTTTAGTAGCAGAACCAATATCAAAGATATTTCCTGAGTAACCTTTTCCTTTTTCAAACTTGTTATTTATAACAACCATAAGTTTATCAGGATTCTCTTCTGCGGGTGCGACTAAAGAAGCAACACCGTCTACTAAAGCTATCTCTTGTTGTAACTCTTGGGTTATTATAGGTTGATTTATTTGCCATCTGTCAGGCAAAAAGAAACTCTTTATTACATCAATACATCTTAATAGTACTTCATTTTTATTAAAACCAAATCGTGTGATGATACTAAATCTAACACCTATGTTTATAACAAATGCATTTTTTACATTTATTGCATCTGTAACAGGTCTGTACACACTTAAATAAGTTGCTAAATTTCTTTTAACTATTTCATTAGCTTGTACGAGTTTTTTTCTTTGATTGTATCCTAAGACATATAAATTCAAAGCTAATGGATTTGGTATCGGTTTAGAAGAACTTGTTTTATTTCTTTTCTTTCTTTTTAATTTTTTACCTTTACCTTCTAAAGATTTTCCTTCTTGTAATTGTTCATCTTGAACAATGTAAACTTTTGCTATGCTACCAAATCTTGCTGGCATCGTCATAACTCTCATCATATAATCTTCTTTAGTTACGGTTCTACCTTGTGCTTGAAAATATGCAAGAGCATTATTTTTAACTTCGATTACACTTTCACCTGCTCTACCACCTTGCGCAGATAATTCATTAGAAACTGCTAATGAAGCTTTTGAAGTAGCAATTAAACCTGCTACAGCCGCAGGATTATTTTGTCCGTATACAGGAGTAACAATTTTATTGATTGTACCCGCATTTACATTATGACCTACACCGCCACCATATCTATATGTTACAACTAATGTAGTATTACCAGGAGCAAGTCCATATGCTTTTGTATTTAAAAAATTACTTGGGTCAAATGTACTATCAATTTGTGCGACACCATGAGGTAAACTTGAACCAACGTTATCAGGGTTAGGAATAATTTCTTCATCAGGATTTGAACTATTTCCTGCACCAAATCTTAATTCAGTTCTCCCATCTTCAAGTATAAAAGTTTGATATCTTCTTGATGTCTTTTTAAGTTTTAACAAGTAAGGAGCTTTATCAGCATATTGAGAATCTTCAGGACTTAATCCCGCATTGTTTTCTGCTTCTATGAAAACCGTATCTTGTGCTAAAAAAGGAACTTGATGCCAAGTATTACCATCACTATCTGTAATAGATTCAATTTCAGTTAAATTAGGTTCTGCTAATCTAACTCTATCATATCTTTTAGCATTTCCGAATGTAAATCTTTCTACTTTTCTATCTCCGGAAACAGCAGGTACCTTTTTCTTTAATAAGTAACTTGTTGGTTCACCGCCGGCAGTTTCGTATACTGATGTATCTGCCGCTGAATTACTTGAAGTAAATTGAAAGTTAATATCTTCTGTAAGATAAAAATTTATATTTGATTGTGACTTTAAAGAAGTACCTTCTTTTAAAATAAGTCCATATCTCATATCAGGTCTGTTAGCAGTTCCTGAACCAATAGACGGAACCGTTTGCATAATATCTACATCTGCTACTGCAGGAGAAATTGTTCTTGGTTTATATCCCATTGATTGTGCAATCTGATAAACATTTTTAGTTTCTTCAGCATATGCTAATAATGATTCTTTAAATTGATTATCAATATAATAAGATAAAACATCGCCAACATATGAAGCCATTTCAATAAACATCATACCAGGTGATGTTTCATTAAAATCATTATATGTATTTGGAAAATAAGTTTTAGCGTGTTCTATTAAAGCCGCTTTTATAGAATTAAAATCTTTATTTAAATATTTAACTTCTTTTTCTTTGACTTGAATAGCCATCTAACTCTCCCTAATATCCACCTGTGCCACCACCGGCAGTTTCATCTGCAATCGCACTCGCAAATGGTATAATTACTTCTATTATCTCTTCTGTAAATTCTGTATCAAATTGCGCTACTATATTTAATGTGTGTCCATCATTTGTAACTTGTGTTTCTACAAGTGTTACAAACGGTAAAAATTCACTTAAAGATTCATTAATAGTTTCTTCAACTTGTACTTTTAGAACATCAGGCTCATTTGGTTCAAATAAAACTCTCATTAAATTACTGCCAAATGTAGGATTACCTAATCGTTCACCTTTAATTGTCAATAAAAGACATTTGATATTATCTTTAATTTGGTCAAAGTAACTACGATTTTGTGTAAAAAAGCCGTATGCTTCCTTACTATAGTTTAGTGGGAAGCCTATACCAAAAGCTTTATCCGGGTCTAAATCTATATCTCTTACACTCATTTTTTACCAAGATTCATTTTATTCATAAGTTCTCTGTAGTCCTTTGTGATATTCTTTTGTACGGTCGGGTCTACTTGTTCAGGTGCAACTCCTGCTTTTTGTGCTATTTCTGCAACACCTTGATTTGTCATACCGCCTCCATTGGGTTTCATATCACCATAGCCTAATAAGTCAGCCATATCATTTGTACTAAATGTTTTTCCACCCATTGTTGGATATTCTTCTTTTGTCTTAACAGACTCTTGAATTGGCGTAGACCTTTTAGACTTAATTTCATTAATAAATATCTCGCCGAGTTGTTTTTTGACTTCTTCACTCACTAATCTGTTGATTATTTTTTTTAACTCATTTGACTTCATTTTAACTCCTGTATGTTAATACCCACCACCTGAACCGCCACCGCCTGTACCTCCACCGCCTGATGTCTGTACAGATTCGGATGTTCCTGTAGCTGTTGTTTCTCTTACTAATTTTTGTAATCCACCGTCATCTTTAGAATCTTCACCATTTTTCTCTGCGTCTTCTATTTGGCTAAGTAACTCACCCATACCACTAAGTAAATTAGAACTCCCTCCATCACTATCAGAGTCATTAGGATTTTTACCTTCTGAAGACGGGACTCCTGTTTTAGATTTATTACCTCCAAAAAATGCATTTGCGGCTACTAATGCTAATAAAGCAATTAATATTTTTTTTACCATATCTAATAATTCTTCTCTTAAAGCAAAGACTCCTGGTATTTGTGCTTTTGCTTCAGCTATTTCTTCTTTTACTTTTGTTATAATTCTGTCTTGTAATACACCTGCCGCAGCTACCGGCGGAACTAACGCACCGCCTATTTTTCCTGCATCACCCGCAGCTTCTGCTATTTTTTTAGTAACTTCAATAGCTTTAATAGAATTTGAAATTGCACGTAAAGCCGGTCCTAATTTATCTGCTACTTCTTTTATTTTTTTAAGTTCTTTAATTTTTTTAGGTAAGTCAGCAGGTAACGGTTTTCCTTCAGCAGAATCTTTTTGAAGTTTAGGTATTTCATTGTCTTTATAATCTGCAAGTTTATTTAGAGGTGTCTCTAATTGTTTAAATAGTCCGTCTGATAATCCCATTATTCTGTAAATACCTTTAAACTTAAATCGTGTTCAAGTGTTTTCTTTATACTATTAATTTGTTTAGGTAAAGTGCTTTTAGCACTTCTTTTTATTCCCGTAGCTTTTACTTGACCATCACTATCAGCTGATAGTCCTCCGTCTGCCATAACTTCAAACATTCTACCTATCATCTCTAATGTAGATATCATCTCATTCATAGTTTGTCGATAATCAAATCCTTTTACCAATGGTTGCATAGGACTCAAAGGATTCTTTTGAGGGTCCGGGTCTTTGTTATTGCCAAGTTGTATTCTACCTATATTTTCTCCTGAAGATACTTTGGGTGTTGTTATAATTATATTTCTAAAAGAATTAATTAATACATTTCCTGAAGATAACATTGATATATCGTGAGTATCTTTATCAGCACTATTTAACCCTTTGGTATAAAAATATAAAGAATCAGAACTTATAAGTATTTTATTTGAAACTACAGATTGTGGTCTAAATGTTTGTCTTAACACTTCATCTTTATATTTTAGTTGTGTGCCTGATTGACCTAAAAGTGCTTCGGTGTCTATATCTATACCAGGATTAGTAGCACCTGTTTTACCACTTAACATATAAATAGAACTACCATCGATATTAGGGTCGTGAAATACAGGAGAATCTGTATTTGATTTTTGTATAAGATATTCATTTTCAGCATCTACACTTCTGTTTTTCATAAATGTTTTAATATCAGAATTTGTTCGTGTTTGACTACCGTTAGTAATTCTTGTCTGTGGCTTATCTGTAATTGTGTGTTTAGTTAAATGTATAGTTTGTCCATATCTTCCTTGTACTGCTACATCTCCAGGATTATATGCAAATGTATTTACATTACTATTAGGTGTAAACGCTTGAGTTTTGTTTGTAATAGATTTAGAATTATTAGCTAACGAGTCAAAAATAGGGAGCGGATGTCCGTGAAACTTCTGACCATCTACTTCATATATAGGAGAATATTCATACTGCACCGGTAATGATAAAAAGTGCATAGAATGAGGTTTCATCATTCTTCTTCGTTTAGAATCAAGTTCATCTAATTGTATTTTATTCTCAGCATCCATAGTCTTAGCTTCACTAACCACACGTGCTGAAGGAACGGCCGGTGTACCAATTCCATCGTCTTCAAATTTAGATTTAATAAAATGATATATTTGGTTTAAAGTAGGTAACCCGAATGTATCGATATCAATTTGAGGCATATTTAACTCTCAGGAAAGTTAGATTGTTTAGATTCAACATCATCACTAATCCGGTCACTTTCGTTTTGTATTTCCTGAATTGAATCAGATAAGCCGGACATTAATTGTTCTTTTTCAAGTTCACTCAATCCAAACTCACTATCAGAACCTTTAGATTCTGCAGAAGCAAGTTTTTGTACAATAGCCGCTACCTTAATTAATTGTTCATCATTCTTAACTGCAACATCAAGATAATCTTTTAAAATAGGTACAAGCGCTACTGCGGATGCCGTATCCGTTACAAACTTTAAAAGGTCTTTCATAAGAACTTCTATTTGCTGTTTGTTTTCTTTCGAGTTTGTATATATATCTTTGAAAACATCTGAAAGAGATTTGCCTTCAAAAACTTCATAAGAATCTGCCATAAGTATCTTCCTTAGTTAACAATAAATATATATTAACTAAGAAAGATACAATTTTAAAGTTTAAGTAAAAACAGAACCTGTGATATTTTGTTTAAAAGCAATGCCTTTATCTCTAAAATCACGTATTAAAGCGTGTTGTTTCTTCTTAATAACGTTAATTACTCGTGTAATGTGTTGAGTATTAGAACCACTCATCTCACGAATTAATATGTATAACGCTTTTTTATTGAAATTTTCAATATTTTTAGTATTCTTCATAAGATATAATAAAGCATCTACAACAGCAACATCTTTCTTTTTCTTGAATACTCTAAATAAATTGTCATCCCAATAGTCTAACATTTGGTCAAAAACTTCTAATCTGAAATCTTTAAAATCACTATTACCTGTTTCACCTGCAGGATTTCTTCCGTAATCCATAACATCAAGTTGGTCGTGTATTTTACCCATCTTGTAGTTCTTATTGTTATTTAAGATTAAATAATTTTTAGCCATAACAGAAAAGTAACTAAATGCCTTACCTTTTACAGGATTATACTTATGCATATTGATAACCATACTTGATACTACTTCGTCAATAACTTCTTCAGTAGGAACATCAAAGTAATAAAACTTATAAGTATGTATTAAGTTTTCAGCAATCTTCCTAATTGGATAGTATATAGTTTCGTGAAAGATTTTATCTCTTTCAGCACCTGGTTCTAATCCATTATATTCTACAATCGCATCTTGGGTTTTTTGACCAAAATACATTTTACTTTTCTTTCTACGCTTCTTTGGCATCTTCTTCTACTCCTGTGTATTTTTGTATTTTATTTAAACTAAGTTTTAAACGTTCAAACGTATCACCGACTTCATCATCAGTTTCAAACATTTTCTTTTCATCAATAACTAAAAACTCTTTCTGAACATTGGCTAAATCAGTTGACATATCTTCAAACCAAGTTTCTAAAGTTTCTTGTCTTTTTAGTTGAATTAAATTAGCTGTCATACTTGTAACTAATAGTAATCCTAACATTCCTTCAATAATCATTTTTTATCTCCAAATAATTCATCAAATAATTTATTCTTATATTCTTTATCTACTTTGGGCTTTACTTTACTTTTAGATTTAGGTTGACTTTGTCCTACAACCGCACTAGCATTTTTTGCGGTCGTTTCTACATCAACACCCATAATCTTACCATAAGGTATATTAGCATCTTCACTAAACATATAACGTTCCATCTCAAAACGAGTAGCTACCATATCTGCTTGATGAACTAACTGAGCAATATTTGATTTTATCTTTTTACCTTCACCAAAACCCATTAGATAAGTTTTGTTAGCTTCTTCATACATACCATCAGCAAGTCTTAATCCTAAATACTCTTGTTCAGAATATGTAACACCAAATTGACTCAAAGTATAAACTGCTCTATCAGTAACGGTCATATTATGTAAGTTAGGATTTACTTCATACATTTTACCTTGATTGATTCTATGCCATTCAGAAGGATTAGGTCTATAATAATCTTCTTCAAGACTACCAAGTTTTCCTAAGTCGTGATGCATTGTACAAAATACTACATCATCAACGTTGTATGTTAACTTGAATCCAAAGTCTTCATAAAGTTTAAATAACTTTTTACCTGCCTCTGTTATATTCATAACGTGGTCAATATAACCTCCAGGCCACGAGTTGTGAAAATAGTCAGTAGATGAAGCCGGTGCTAACATCATACGTTCTTCAAAATGGTCATACATTTTATTTAACTTATCAGCACGTTCCTCAGAATTATGTTCTTTAACATTATCACGAATGTACTGCATACGTTCTTGTAAATCTTCTATTTTTAGTTTCATTTTTATTTCCTTATCCAAAAAAGTTATTTTCTTTTACAACAATACTCTTTTTTACATTAGAGATTTTGTTATACAATTTTTTATATCTATCAAATACTTTACGAGGGTTGTCTGATTTAACCATTTCATCAATAGACCTTAATACTTGAGCCAAGTCTTTGTTTATCATTTGTTCTAAGTTATGTCTGATACCATATATTGATTGTTCAATTAATTCAATCGTATCTAAGAACAAATAAAAATTGTGTAGTCTCATTCTAAATTGACCATCCCAATTCCATTCACAAACATCTCTCATATTAGCCCACTTTTCAATAAATCTATCAAAATCATTTACACCAATTAAGTTTTGTGTTTTGATTTTATCTAACATCTCAGGCATCTCAGGAAGATGTTTTTCTCTTGGCATATTAAATGCTTCGAATCTTGCATCTTTAAATGAGAACGAAGTATAATATAAACCAAACACAACTGCTCTGTCAGGAGTAGATGAATCAGTAGTAACCGTTATGTTAGAACCTACATCTTCAAGTGACTTTTGTAATTGTAACAACATAAAGAAATCTTGAATA